AACACAGCCCAACCTCGATAGTCTGTGAGATGCGGTACAAGAAATCTAGTGAACGTGAATTCTGTTGAACTGAGAGGATCAATAGATCGAGTGTAGATTCCTCGGTCACGAAGTTCACTCTGCTTTAATGCCAACACTTCTGCATTTGATTGATGTTTATGTATGCTGTGTTCACAAACTTGATAGGCAATATCTTCTCGAATATCGTAACCCACGAATACTTTCATAGTCTTTCTATGTCCTCTTCTACACAGGCGTTACCGTACTGTATTTCAATCACTCGTAGCGGTTGATCAGTTTCATTACATAACCTGTGCCATTGGGTACGATTTATATGAATATGCTGGTGTTGGGTGTATTCTCCTAAGAGATCTACATCTGTGCTTTGATCTACAGTATAGACAGTGGCTGTGCCTTCTGCTACGAACCAATGTTCTGCTCGGTCTTGATGTCGTTGCATACTGAGACATGTTTTAGGACTAACTGTGAGTTCTTTAAGTTTGACATGATTACCGACTTCATGCAGCACTCGATAATATCCCCACGCTCGTTCAGTCTTAGGTGCCTTCCATTCTTGTAATATCCACGAACTAGAATTCTTTTTATCTTCTCCACCTACTCCAAATACAAACTCTAAATGAAGCATTTCTTCAAGTAAGTCCATCTCTGGAATGTTTTCTTTTGTTCTATCTCCGCCATTGGCAAAGATGATCTGAGCTTGTGGATTAAGTGCTCTAACTTTTCTAATAGCATCCTTGGCACTGTTATCGCTGTCATTAAAGTTAATAACTCGAACAACATTCTGAAGTTCTGCAATGATAGTTGCACGTTCTTCCCAGGGCATGAATTCTTGCCCTTTCTTTCGACGTAGCCATTCGTCGGAATTTAAGCCTATAATTAACGAATCGCCGAGTTCTCTAGCTGCGTTGATGTAGGCAATATGCCCGGAGTGAAGAGGATCAAATCCCCCGGTGATTAAAACAATCTTTTTCATGCAGATATTTATCTGCGTACATTATGAAACTGTTCAAAGAGTGGCGTCTTCTAATCCAGCGGTACGCAGTTTAACAATATTACTCAACTGCCATTGTTTGATATCTAAGGCTTTAATAATGCCTAACCATTTATTTCTAAGTAGAGCAAAGTCATTGATGATCTTTTCGAAGTCTACAACGTCAGCTTCGCCTTCTACAAACTTTTCACAGTCTCTAGAGCTTAACTGACGTTGGTAGTTTTCGAGATATTTACGGAAGTGTTGACTGCGAAGTCTACGCAGTTCGATGTTGAGGTATTCTAAAATACCTTCAATCTCTTGAAGTTGGTTGAATCGATTTTCAACGATACCGGGCATTTGCGCAGACGCCTTCTCAATGTTTCCCGCTACGCGGACATCTTGTTTTGCTTGAATTAATTCAGCTTCATAATAGGCCACAGCATCGGGGATATTTGAAATATCCTTTGAAACTCGATCATACCAATTCATTTATTCCTCTTCATCGTAGCTATCTGCGTCATCTTCAATTTCTTCACCGTCGATGGCATAAGCAATAGCTTCGTCAAGATACGGATCTACTCCTTGAAGACTATCTAATACACTTTCTTTGATGCCATAGTCTAACAAGGTGTTTACAAAATCGCTGGCCACGTCTGCTCTTTGTTTTTCTGGTATATGTCCGATTACCACATGCCACAGGTCAGCAATTAAATCTTCTTTCATTGAGCTTCCTCCAAATCTGGTTCAACTGTAGTAGTTATCTCAGAAGTGGAAATTTCACCGTGTTTAGAAATGTCTTCCATGGCGATGTCAAGACCGTTTTTCTCATTACGTTCCCAAGCCTTGCGGAATTGTTTGATGATCTCACCGTCGTTGGTAGTGTAGACAAGGCTGTTACCTTCTTTCTTGAGCATGCCTTTAGCTTCAAACAAGTCGACTAATCCACTATATGGACTCATACCTGTTTCATAAGGAATCTCAACCTGTACACTTTCGAACGGCTTTGCGTAACGAGTTTTCATAATCTTACAGGCTGCACGAATGCCTTGCACAGTTGTAGTTTTATTACCATCTGCATCAAGTTTCAACTTCAACTTGCGCATAGCAACAACGATGCTGGATGCATAAATGAAACCTTGACCACCTGAGATCTTATCATCTGGATCAAACATATCTTGACTAGCATATGTGTGATTAGTTGCAACTAGACCAATACCTAAACTACCAAACATGTTTACACAGTTACGAACCAGTGCTGTTAGTGCTTTAGGCTTACGACCCATGTCGCCTTTGAGATCCCCGGCTTGAAACTGGTTTACATCAGTGGGGGTCAGTAACATTCCCAATGAGTCAATGATGAACAATACTTTAGGACGCTCGTCTTCAGGCATTGTTTTGTATTCTGCAACAAATTCTGTAATAGTCTTTGCCACATCGTCAATCATAGCCATATTAAGTTTCAACAACTTGTCTGGGCTTGTGTCAACATCAAGTGCATGTAACCATTTTTCGTCGAGTGCGTTTTCTGTATCGATCAAGATAGGAAAGATGCCTTGTGCTTGTGCATTCTTGACCAAGTTACCTGAACAGATAAATGATTTACCTGCACCACTTTCGCCAGCAAACACAGTTACCTTGCCTAGTGGGATACCTCGCTTGAAGTCACCGCTGATAAGATAGTTTAATGCGTAGTTGTTTGTGCTGACCCAATCTGTGGGGTCATTGAAGCCAATACTTAATCCGTCAATAGATTTAGTAATTGACTTTCTAAATTTACTAATATCAAATGCTTTGGCCATATTAGTTGTCCAGGTCCATTGCGTTGTATTCTTTGATTAATGCAATTAATTCTTCTTCGGTGTTGCAAAGAGTTTTGGTAGTTTTCCATTCTTCTTTTTTATCACGACCGCCAATCTCGACCATCCAACCGTTGTCGTAGCGATTGATGCTGATATTTTCATTTACTTTTACAAGTTTAGTTAATTTTGTCATTGTTGTTCTCCAGAGGTATGAAAGAGAGTGCGAGACTTACTCGCACTCTTCTAGTTTAGTTTTATTGCTTTTGACGATTGCGAATCATGGCAAGGATGTCTTGCGCACGACTAGCACCTTCTGCGGTTGCAGCTGGTGCTGCAGGAGCACTTACTGGAGCGGGCGCAGCCGCCGGAGCATCATCTGCATCTTCATCGACTACAGGTGCGCGAACAGATGCTTTGTTGGGATCACCGGTGGCCTGTCCCATACCTGCTGGTTTGAAATACTGGCCCCAACGATCCATATCATAGGCTTCGCCGTCTACTGATGCTTCAAACATTTCTTTCATGACCTTGAGCTCAACATCTGTGGGCTTCTTAGGAAGAAAGCCGCTGAGATCATACAGTCCGTGAGTGTCGATGGCTGCTTTTTCAACGTCGCTCAATGCACGTTCACGACGACTCCACTTTGATGTAGAATAGTCAGCAAATCCACCTTTGCTTGTCTTAGCAATACGGAAATCTAGACCTTTCAGGAAGTCTGTTGGCAGTTCATCTAGTTCTGGATCCATTAGTGCTGAACGGATGATATTGTAGATTTGAGGACCAATGATAAATCTACGGATAGGATTTTCTGGAATCTTATCTTCCTTGATTGGATCTTCAACTACAAAGCCTTGGAAAATGTATGAACGCTTTTTCCAATACTTACGACCCATTTCTTCTAGACTCTTGTCTTTGAACCAACCACGCACTTCGCTAAGGATTGGGCAAGCTGTGCCGTCGTTGTACATTTCCACGCATGGAACCTGCACTTGAACTGGACGACTATCAGTCTCACCTTTGATGCCAGCGAATGGCAGTTTGATCATCGCACGTTCTACCCAGAAAAATGTGTTGTTGGGATTGCCATCAGGTAGCAAACGGATAACCGCTTCCTTGCCTTCTTGCATGTTCCAGTGTGGGTAAATTGCGTTGTCTCCACCGCCGGTGGATTGTCCTGTGGACTTTGATTGTGCTTCTTGAAGTTTAGCACGGATTTCTGCGAGTGATGCCATTTTAAATGCCTCCTATGTTATGCCTAAAATGTTTATATGCCTTATGCACATGTTTTATTATGCGCTTTTTATTTATCAAGGTCAATGATTAACTGTATGTTTTTTGATTTTGTTTTGCCAAAAGAAAGGGCACCGAAGTGCCCGATCTAACTGCGACGAAACTTTTAATAGCCTGCTAATTCTCTAATACGTGCCAATTCTGCAATCTGTGGATCTTGCTGTTGTGGGGCCATGCGCTCTACAAACTTACGAGCTACTGATTCTGCCTGCTCACCAAACTTTTTGCCTACCATTGTGCAAACGCCTTCGGGACCTTTAGGGAATGTGCCTGTGTTACGATCATAAAATGATGTGATAAATTCTGCCAATTCTTCGGTGTTGAGTCTTTGCTTTCTCTTTTCAAAATCACGTTTAGGCTTGTCATCTTTGTATTCTATGTCTTTCATAGTCAACGGTGGCTCGCCTGCCTTCTTACGGTCAATTGCTGGTCTTTCGTAGTCTCTAGGATTGTCGGGGTCCACAGCTTCCTGCGGAACTGGTTCTTCCGCAGGTGCTGTTGCTGCTGGATCAACTGGCATTGGTTCCGCTTCCGGGGCAGTTTGGTCACCTCCTTGGGCTGCTTCCGGGTCATCCACCATGTCGCCAAAATCCAACTGTTCTAGTGCTTCGGGTGCATTGAGTGTGAGCCAATCTTTGATCAATGGTCTCACACATGCATCTGGGTCTTGTGCTGCCTGTTCTTTGATTCGTTTATATAATTCAGGATCTTCAATTAGGCCTTTGAGACTTTCTATGGCATTGGTTCCGTCCACGCCTGCTGGAAAGTGCTGTGCTACAAGTTCTTGTAGTCCTTGTAGTGCTGCTGCCTGTTCTTCTGGATCTTCGCTGGTCACCGCACTTTCTTCGCCTAGACCCATGACCCAGTTTTCAAATTGCACAAATGGATCATTGTCTTCTGTTTCAACTGTTAGGTCTTCGTTGCTGATTTCTTGTTGTGTTAGGGCGACTATGTCGTCATAGCCTATGGTGTTTCCTTCTTTCATTAGTCTGTACAAGACTGGAAACACAGTTGCGATATCTTCTTTGAATGATCTCACTGTGAATTTCTGCTTGAAATCTTCTACTACATCCTGTGGAATTTCTTCATCGGGGTTTGCCTGGAATGATTCTCTATAGGCTTCGTAGTGGCGTTGTTTGCTTAGGGCCTTGATCTGTTCTCTGAGATGATTTAGATATTCTGTGCTTCTTAGGACCACTGAGTTGGTATCTGAATTCATTAAGTCGTTGCGCACCACATAGTTGCCGAAGCTCTTAAGCTGAGCAATTTCTTCACTCATTTTAGTAATGCTTTCGCCTAATTCATCGTAGGGTAAGCCGCCGTTGGCCACATGTCGCTGCATGGCTCGAGCACCTGCTAAATGTATGAAAGGATATTTGAATCGTTCGCCGTCTTGGTTTTCCACAAACAGTCCAGAAATGTTTCTAGTTCTAGCACCCGGCTGTGTGTCATCCATCACTGCTTGGCTGTGTTTGATAATTAGACGTGTGTCCATTAATTTTTGATAGCTCATTGTCTTGCTACCATACATCGAGCTTTCACTCATCATGTTTTCACTCATTGTGCTTTCTCCGACTGGGGTTTGAATTTTATTCATCTGGGGTTTAGGTTGTGCATTTTGACTAAGGAATTGATAATCTCGCTTGTCAAGATTGTCTTTGGCAATGTCTCTGGTGTCAAAACTCAATAATCTTCGCTTGGCAAATTGGCGCAGCTCTTTCAAGAAACCGTACCAGTGTGTTTTCTGTCCGTCATCCATGCCTTCAGTGATTCCATTGGAAAAATACACTTTCATCGAATTAGGCTCAGCTAAACTAATGCTGACATGGCCCATAGGAGTTTCACCTTCTGTGTAGTCAAAATCAAAAAATCTGGCCTGTTCTGGATTAATGGTAATCTCACCAGTTTCTGCACCTAGTTTAAGGCCAGAGAAACGGCTACGTACCTTGTAGAATAAATCTGTGGCTATGTTATTTGTTGCGTCCATAAGTGTATTTATCAAAGACCCATGCTTACAAAGATCGGCATGGGCATGGCATCGTCGTTGATTTTTTCCGTCATTTTGTCATAGATCTGTGGATCCCAGTCTGCTAACACATCTGCCATGCGCATGATCAACAGTGTTGAACTGACCAAGTCATCATGCTCTCCGCTTTTGGCTTTGAATCCCAGCCCCGATGCCACATATGTTTTCAGCTCGGAAATCAACGGTTTAGAATGTATTATCATCTTGTGATTTTCAATCATGTTTTTTAATTGGCTACAGGCGCTGATCTTGCTTCTGTGTGTGGTGTTGAATCCCTTACGGAACTTGCGTATATGACCTTTGCGTATGGGTTCTGAAAGGAAAAGTCCGTGAAAGTTTTCCTCGCCTATGTCGTTGATCACTATCAGTGCTGATTCTCCAAGACTGTTGTTTTCCACTGAATAGTATATGATGGGAGCACCACCTCGTTCCTCGCCACGTTCATGTATGTATTTTAATATTTCTCGCATGACTTTGACCTGTTGCTGCACAGGTGTGGTATTGTGATGCCATTCTGCTACCTGTATCATCTCAGGCATTTCGTAGACCTGTATGGCACCGTAGTCTCCACCTGTGCCCAAGCTGGGATCTAATGCAACAAGGTATGTGGCCTTAGGACTGATGTCTCTATACCAACGTGTTTGCCCCATGTTCATTATAGGATCCGATCCTGCGAGTTCGACTAACTTCACAGAGTTAATCAGTGTTTCGTCATAGATCAGGAATTCGCATTCAAACTCTCTACGGAAACGCTCATCACCAATCTTAGCACGTTCTAATCTAGCCCACTCGTCATCGCGGTCTGGATGCTCTTTCCAATGTGCAAAGAAGGGGAAGAATCCGTTAACACCTAATTTAGTTTCATTGCCAAAGTCGTCAAATCGCTTGTTGGCTTCTAACCAAATCATAGCAAACTGATCTTCGTCTGAGTTAGGTGTTGATGTGATAATAGCTTTACCACCGGTGGCCAATGTTGGCGATAATGCTGTCCAAAACTCTTTGGCTTTTTCTGGTGGTTGTACAAACGCAAACTCATCGCAATAGATCAATGAAAGAGATTTACCGCGTCCTGTGTTTTCAGTTGTGGTAGTTGCTTGTATGCGTGATCCATTATCGTATTCGATGGTATTTCTGTTATATGAATACACACCGGCACGTATAAAGTCTGGTAAATTTTCATAGGCGTATCTATAACGATCCATGATGTCTCGAGCACCTTCGTACTTGTGTGCTGCAATCAATACCTGTACGTCGGGCATAAACTGTGTGTACCACAACAAATAAGCCACTGCACATGTGGTCTTGCCCATCTGACGTGGCAGCATGGCTATACATTCTTTGTTTGTGTGATATGCGTTAATTAACAGTTCTTGAAACCCATAGGGCTCGAATGGTATTGAACCTCTAGTAGGGTGTTGTATCTTTATGAAGTTTTTAGCAAAGTATAAAGGACCAGTAACTGGATCCATGCAAGCTTCTAGATGGTTGACTTCTTCTAGACTGTAACGGATCTGTGCATGGGCTTTCTTGATTAGATTGCCATCTAAGGATTTTGACATATGTTTATTTAATGAAAAAAATAGGCTCCGAAGAGCCTATTTGGTTTGTTAGTTTATGTTAACTATCTATTGTTTCTGCAGCATCGACTAATGTTACAGCCACATCTTTGTAAATGTCTGCAAGTGTATCAGGTAATGTAACAGTCAATGATTCTTGGATCTCAGCACCTTGTGTGCCATCGTACACTCTCATGCTTTTAACGTGATTGGTTCTGCCTATCGCCTGACCAATTTGATAGCGTAGAGCTTTGGCTGTTGTATCAACAGTGATGGTGCCATCTGTAGTAGCTGTAAATTGAAATGGTGTTCCGATTTCTGATCTTGTTCCACCTAATACACCGTCTGCTGTGCCTGCCCCTGCTGCCCCTGCACGATCATATCTCACAGTAAATGTCACTGCTGTTGCTTGATTATCTGCTGCTGTTGCACCAGCACTAGTAAACTGCACGTCTTGAATCTGTGCATCTGCGTATTTTTGTAGATTTTCAACAATGGCTAAGAAACGTTGATGAGCTCTGGCCACACGACGCCCAATTGCTAGCGTAGTTGGCTTGGTTGTAAATGCACTGTGATCTTGTGGACATACAGCACCGTTGTCATTGCCGTCTGCTGTAGGGTATGTTCCTGCACCACCAGTTAGTGTAATTACAACTTGATAAAATTCTGGTCTTAATGACTCAGTTGAAATTTTAAATCCTGACATTATTTCGCTCCTTTAGATTCTTGCAGTCTCTGAAGCAGTTCTTCTCGTATACTAGCACGTAATTGTTCTTTGCTTTCATACGCACCAGCTGCCATCGGGTTGTCGCCACGATATGGCTTACCGCTGAAACTTTTCTTAGGTTTATGCATATCGTTGCCGTCCGGAATAGCAGCGTCTATACCTGCATATTCTGGTTCTGAACCATCTACACTATTACCAAATGCTTCGTCTTTTTCTTTCTTTTCAGCATCGTGATCGTCCATGTCGTGATCGCCATCGTCGTCAATGTCGCCCATAGATTTGGTTATATCATCGCCGTCGTCACGATCTAAATCTCCCATCGGTGGCATATTGTCTGCATCATTGTCGCTGGGGCCGCCCATATTATCTGCATCTGGTTCTGAATGATCACCTTCTGGTTCCGAGTCCATGTCTGGTAACATCTTCAAAGGTCCAGAGTCTAAATTTCCCAACGGCCCCATACCTATAGTCGTTGGTTTAGAAATACTAATAGGCAGGCTCATCGGCATGCTCGGTGGTTGATTGATCATGTCTGGGTTGACCTTAGTCATCAGCTTCATGATGCTTTCGATGTTGTCCATGCCCTGAGCATTTAAATTGATACTGAGGCTAGGCGGAGGAGTATCTGGCTTTGCACTCATAGGGCTAGACATCGGTGACATAGGCGGCATTGGGTCGCCACAAGCTTCGGCCTGTACTACTGGCTGATCCAGTTCTCTCATTTTCTGCATTAAATCGTTGAAATTCATTTATTAACTCCCTAAGGCGCTTTTAGCACCAACTTTGTCTGTTTTGGTCTTAGGCAGCTTGTATTCTGTCTGCACTCCGTCCTTTTTGCGTGTCTTTGCAACCTTGTCGAGATCTTTTAAAAATCCCTTGTTGAAATCATCACCGAAGTAGTCTTTGTGTTTGATTTTTCCTGTGCCTTTGTCTAAATCTTGTTCGTCTAGCATGGCTTCGCCGTTAGGTTCGTTATCCAACAACACTTGATCTGCTTCTGTAGGCTCACTGCTATTCCGCACACGGAAACAGTCTTCATCTATGCCCATGGCTTTGACATGTGTGGCAATTTCAGGCGGTGTTGTGGGATATTCGCAGACCACTTCAAACACCGTGACCTGCATGTTTTCTTTACCTGGAAAATCCAGCGGCAGTTTCTGTATAGGAGTGGTCATAATTTTTTCAAAGGTCATGACCTTGCAGCTGTCCAAGCGCGATTTTAATGCTTCTTGGAATTTTTCAGGAACGTCGCCCGCAACTTTGATCTTGAAGCTGTAGATTTTTTTGTTTTCGACGAGATATTCTTTAAAAGTTTTCATATGAGTATTTATGCTTTTCCGCTTAATTTTTTCAGCAGCTCATTACGATCTGTAATCACGTAACCCTGTCCGTTTATTACATTACCGGGATCTACACCAGCATCATTATCTATTTTAAGTTTTTTCAACTGTAGATCTATTGCCTTGAGCTTCTTTTCTATTTTGTTGCTTTTGGCAGTGATAGCATTGCCCATCATTGAGCTGGCTACTTCAAATATCCTACCGGAATATCTCACTTCTACATTCATGCCCAAATCCATGAGATCGTCGTAGGCTTGTTCGGCTTTTTTTGCCAACTGATCCAATTCTTGCTCGTCAAGATTTTCTAGCTCTTGTATCTGCGGCAGTGTTTGCACTATCTTTTGCACTGCTTGATATTGATCGTCGAGACTGGTGATTTCTTCGTGAACAGGCGCAGGCGGTGGAGCTGGTTCGGGTTGAGATTCTAGATCAAACAGTTCTTCTAATTTTTTAGTCATATCATACTTATCTGCGTTTAGTGCCTTGATGGAAAATATCGCCTTCATTTACCACTCTAAATCTAATCCCCTGTTGCTTACACCAAGCAGTAGCAGCTTCCCACTTGGCCATGTTTTTTATATATTGTTCTTGATTGTATCTGCTTTTGCCCACTGATTCTCGCAGAGTTTGGCTCTCAGGTTTGACTTCTACTACTTCTGCATGTTTCTTGCCAGTTTTGTCTTTGTACACAATAAAAAAATCCGGCACATATATAGTGTATTTGCCGGTCAGCGGATCACGGTAGGGTATTTGTATGCTTTCGCTGGCCCAATTTTCTACCCCAGGATGTTCGTCCAACATACGCATGAAAACAAATTCCCATGAGCTTCGAGACAATGGAGTTTTTTTGCCCACATATTTGGCAGGGTTTTTCATTTCAAATCGTCCCTGTGCGAATTTAGACATTAGGCAGCTATGTTTCTAAGTTGATTGGGTTTGACATCTTGTGTTCGAAACCCCAACAACGAAGTGGCTACTCTATTGTTATTGAGTATTTCTGTTACTATCTGATTAAGTTGTACTGACGAATAATCTCGAAAAACTCCAAGTATTTGACCGATAGGTGTTCCGTCAATCTTGGCCTGTCTCAGTAATATCATCGCTGAAGTATTAGCCGCATCGATATCAAATCCTGCTTTGCGGAAAAAACTCACTGAGGCAGTGACATCGTTGGCGGAAAATTCCAGGGCTGTTTCGCCGTATCGTTCAAAATACAATTTAGTGCCTGCGGCGCTGTCTTCTATGATAGCACTGGGTAAATTCCTGGCCATATATTATTCTCCTGGTGCGGTTACCGGCCGTCCAGTAAACGCTGCTGTGCCTATCACACGTTTTTGCGTTGCAGTGGTTGTTGTGTCAGTGCCGGAATTTTTTGGAAAAATCGCTCCCACTACACCTGAAACTGAACTTGCTGCTGCGGTGATATTTGCGGGATTACTGAGAATATTAATAGCCTCGCTGGCCAACTGATCTGCTGATAATCCTTGAAAGTTTTTATAGGTGTTAATGGTCTTGGCCACTGTGCCTAAAAATCCCCCGGGTGTGTTAAATGCAGCGCCTGATCCCACTTCGCCGAAAATCTGTTGTATCCCATCTAATACTCCACCCTCGCCAGTGAGTGTTGCGACCCCACCGCCTGCTACACTCAGTGGACTTGGCACAGTGTCGTAGTGCAGAGTTGCAAATCCTTTAGGTGTGCCTACAGATACATTACCTGTGGTGTATTTTACCGCTTCATATTCCAGTGTCATAGTGCTTTCGTTGAACTCAGACACAGAATAACTCATATCACCGTGACTCCATGATTTGATCCTAGGATTGACTAGAGTGTATCCTACAAATCGTCGTCGACTCATGGTATAGATAGTCACCGACGTGAAAAAAGGAGGGGATATCTTGTTGTCCATGCCATAGGTAAAATTATCTTGAGGAGTGCTGGCTGCTCTTAGATGTGTGGCACCGTATGCAGCATCGGGTAAATGCCTGTCTGCTATGTAATAACCATAATACAGGGCCCACATGGCATTGATCACTGCATTGCTGTCGTCATGCATAGCGATGCTTACAGGCTCATAATTGATTTGCTTGTATATAATTTTTTTACGATTGTATTGATTCTTTATCACAGAATCAAAATTAAATTTTGGTAGATCCACAGACTTTACCAACAGGCCTGCTTCGTTTTGATGTTTGGCAGTAAACTGACTCATGCCTCTCACGGTGTTATCAAACTCGAACTTCACATAAAACAAAAATTTAGTCTTAGGAGACAGTCGCAGGCCGTTGTCTACAAATAATCTAGTGGCGTGGCGATAGTCTGCCATTTGACCTTTGGGTTTGGTTAGCCCTTCGATCAACCCTGAACCAAAATCTGATAGATATCTTGTGAATTTATTTGCCATACAAATATTTATGCCACAAAAAAAGCCCGATTATTAGTCGGGCTTTGGATGAGGTTATTATTAACTCTGTGCTGTAGAAGCACCTGTGGTAGCTGCACCTATAGTTCTGCCTACTGCTGCACCGATTCCACCGATTGGACTTACGGATGCTGCACCAGCTGCAAACTGTGCCAAATTATCATAGACAATAGATAGGGCTACAGTCATGTGCTCATTGGTTGAGTAGTTAGCATCGCCATAATCTGCGTTTTGTACAAAACAACCATAGAGTTCAAATGTCTCTAGTGTGTTTGGCACTAGAGCGCCATTACCGCCGTCAAGCACTTCGATACGCATGGTAAATTTATAGTCAATACCCGAACGTGCAGACGCCTGTTCCATAAAATCGAACTGCTTCTGGATCTGCTGTCCGACTAATTTCTGTACTTGACCACTAGCATCATCACGTAATGTAAGTGTTATTGGTTCCAATGTATGTTTTCCTGCCAGCTTAACTTTAGAATTATAAACATCCAACGTCATTTCTTCAAATGTTACTTTTGGTCTAGTGACGTCTTGTACCTGCTTGGTAAGTTCAGTGGCTGCGGCAACTCCAAATCCCAACAGTGTAACTCTAAAGCGATATTTTAGTTTTGGCATCAGCAGCACTTGAGTGCTGCCTGCCGCGTTGGTAGTTGGAATACCAATGTTGTTAAGCGATGTAATTGCCATTTTTAAATTTCTCCTGTGTTCTTGATACGCAATGGAATATAGATGAATTCAATGGCTTTCACTGGTTCGATGGCAATGTCAACATACAATTCATTGCGATCAATACGAGCTGGAGTATTATTGCTTTCATCACACACAACTGCAAAGTCGTAGAGTGCTCTCAATCCTACCAATTCTAGTAACAAACTTTCCACGGCCTGCTTGATTTCGTCTCTGGTGATCTTGTCGTTGGGTTCAAACAGATATGGACGAGCCAACTTGTTCAACTGGCTGCGTAGATACACCACCAAACGTGCTACGTTGATACGATCCAGTGCTGATGCGTTTCTTGCACGAGTCTTTTGACCGTAGGCCACAAGTCCCACACCATTGAAGAATGGGATTGGGTTTACCTTAAGATCATACAAGGTATCACGTTGACCTTCGTTCAGTGCTACAGTTTGGAATTCTCCTGTAGCAGCATCAATATAACCTACTGCTGTGGCGTTGGTAATACCGCCACGTCGTGTACCTGCTGGTGCAAACCATGGGAAACTGACATTGTCGCTGAGTGCGATAGTCTTCAGCATCATGTGACTTGCAGGAACCACTGCGTTAGCACCACTTAGGTCAGTGGTAAATCCATTTGGATAGTATGTGGCCAAATATTCGTCATAGGTCACAATACCGTCATCACCGTTGTCTGTGACTAATTCTGCATTGGTTCCCCAGTTGGTCAGTGAAGTAGCATCTGCAGGCAGTCTCAATGGAGTGTCACCTACGACAAATGCAGTAATACCCCTGTCAATGTTGAGATTCACTAGGTTGCTCATTGCTTCTGGATATCCAGGGCAGGCTATGATATTGAAGTTTCTACGTTCTTCATCGCGAATCTCTTGGCTAGTATCGATTT